CATCAGCACCGATTATCAGTGCTACCTATTTCACCCTCAGCGACGGCAAATGCCGCATTCGCCTGAAGGAGCCGACAAGCGAGTCGGTGTCTAGAGTCACCAAGGACGGAAACACTGTCCATGAGCTTATCTACGACCAGTTTACTGGCATCATTCGAGATATCGCAATTGCAGATACCGACTACGGTATGCAGTGGCGTCTTACCTTCCTCGAGGCCCCGACGTTCTATGTATGCACTCTCAAGTACACCAGCAACTATGCCAAGACAATCATCCAAGCGCTCTGCAATCCCTCATGGGATGCAAGTCTGGAAACAACTATCAAGCCGTATTCATTTAACCCCAAGGACGACGCCAGCAGGCTCATCACAGGAGCAACAGTGCTGCAGAAGGGGCAGAAGATCGAGCGACCATACTGCTCCCCACTTAATCCAGTCGAAGGTAAGATTACCTTACCAGAGCTGGAGAAGGTGAAAATTCGAGGCGTCGAGCAGTGGGACGACACCAAGCAGATGGATTTCCTCGTCGCTGAGTTCAAGCAGAAGGTCCTCACCAAGCTTCAGAAGCCGTCAATCATGCCGTCGAACACACCACCGCAACACCAACCACTTCAGGAGGACGACAATGGCGCACTCCCCTTCTGATCTCTGGAGACTTGTTGAGAGTTTTGGTTTCATGACCGTCGAAGAATGCATCTCGATAAGACTGCACAACGGAACACGACGTGTCCTGTTGCAGCTCAGTATCGATGGAGAACGTCACCATCAGGAGGTGGCTGTGGCCAATCCTTTGACGATGTTGGCAGTGATTGACAAGTTCCGCCAGCAGCGGGACAGCCTGCGAGCCGACCAGGTACGCCGTCACCTTGCTGAGGAACAGGCCAAGATCATGGAGAACTTCCTACAGAAGCAACGCGATGAGATCGCACGGCTGCATCGTGAGAAGCTGCAGAAGGAAACCGATCAGATTGAGAGAGCTGTAAAGTACGTTCGAGGTCCCATACAGGCAATCCTCAAGCGGTGCAAACCAGTCGTCGATCAGTTCAGTTATACGAACGTTTACGGCAAACCAGCCGAGGTCTCTTTTCACTAACTATACAAAGCAGGGTAAGCCCCTGCGATGTATTGGTTAGCGGAAGCCATAACCCTGGACAAAGCTCAGGGAAGTGGAAATTGGAACAGGGGCCGTGGTTGTGGAAGGCCGCGGCCCTATTTTTTATAACACACAACAGGACAACAGTGATGAACCTAAACCTCGACATTGCCCTTTGCATTGGTGGGCCTTGTCCAAAGAAAGAACAATGCGCCAGGTGGGTGGTGTATGATAGTATGCAGCGTGCAGAGCAGCGCGGTGAGATTGAGTTCAATCCGAGCGTGGTCATCACAACGCCACCATTTAACTACAATGATGAGTGTTATTTCTACATGCCGTCAGAGCTGCAGAAGGAACAGTCATGAGATCGAAAGAAAACACACCACCGATTGAAACGCTCAAGTACGTTTCAACACTCGAGGACCACACACTCGCAATGCACCTCAAGGCCTACAAAGTCAGCGCTGACCTGTACGGCCTTCCGCCATATTTAGTGGCACTCTTACACGAAGCTATTCACCGTATCAAGGACAAAGAATATGAACAGGGATGACTTCCGCAGAGCCATCGACAAAGAGCGCGAACTGTACAGATCACCACTACCGCCGTGGGCACGTAAAGCCGTGACGCACGCCACCATCATCAGCTTTGTCGCTGCCGTTGCTGCCATAGGTATGGTGGCGTTTGGCATAGCATATATGGCACTTCGTATACTATGGTATATTATCCAGTAACTGACAACACACGGAGAACACAAAATGATTTACGCAAAGCCAACCACATACAACGGCATTACTTTCCGTTCAAGATTAGAAGCAAGGTGGGCCGTATATTTTGATAGCATTGGTATCGAATATGAATACGAGATGGAAAGATTTGATTTTAAGGATGGTACGGATTATCTCCCTGATTTCTATCTACCACAAGTAGAAATGTGGGCAGAGGTTAAACCATCGGAGTTCGATGAGACTGCTGCAGATTTGGTAAATAAACTAGTGTGGCAAACCGAAAGTGAATGTTTAAAGTTAATTGGAAGCCCACAACCAAAATCTTATGAATCAGTTTGTTATGATCCAATGCCATACAAAGAATTTTGTTCTCCTCACTTAGTACACCGATACTACATATTGACTAATTATTATTTGTTTGATGAATTCAGATTTTATTCAACACCTGGGTATGATGATGAGGCAGAAAATTTTGATGATGTCGTCAAATCTGTAAATAAAGCAAAAAACGCCTTTAAATTTATCTAACACGGAGAACCAAACCATGCAAATAGTAAAACTCTGTATCAACAGAACGGTCGTAAACAAAGCCGCGACACGACAGGACTGGGTGGCACTCAGTGCTCAGTTGTCGCCTGTGGAGATGGTGACGGATGACATCATCAATCACCTAACAGTTCACGGCTATCCTATTTGCTGTGCTGATCTGCACGTCGATCAGAAGACAGGCTATGCCAAGCGTAACGGCGACGCTTTCAAATCAGCACAGATCGTGGGTGTGGATGTCGATAGTGGCAAGCGTAGCTTCGAAGAGATTGCAGACGATGCTTACTTCCGAAAGTACGCCTCTTTTGCATACACAACAGCCTCACACACGGCAGCTAATCCTCGTTATCGTGTTATGTTCATCACTGAGGAACCCATACGCAACGCTAAGGACTACAAAGCCATCACTACAGCCCTTGCCGAACGGTTCGAAGGTGACACCAACGCACGTGATGCTGTAAGAATATGGTTTGGGGCTAAGAACGCGCAAGTCCATGCCTGGGGGAATATCCTGACCATGGATCAGATAGCCGATATGATCGACGGCCATGAGGAAGCACGTGATCTTGAGATAGCCTTCAACGCCTTCGGTGGCACAAAGCCGAATGTCGATCAGATCAGGGCTATGCTACGAGTAATACCTAAGCATCAAGATCACATCCAGTGGAAAAAGGTATGTGCTGCCGTTGCACATGCTCTTGGAGATGATAAGATGGCAGCACAAATCCTCGAGGAGTGGTCACCTTGTGCTGGTGGGCTTACTTATTCTGAGGTGCTTCGTAATAAGCTAACCAGAGTTACGACAGCCACCTTGTACTATTACGCCAAACTGCATGGCTACGAAGTACCTAAGGACATCATCCGTCTTGAGACGAAAGATCCCACCGAAATCCTCGATAAGGTCGAAAGCTACTTAGCCAGTGGTTATGAGTTCCGCAAGAACGTCATCACCAATAAAATCGAGCTCCGAGGCGAGGCTGACGTCAAACATGAAGCCCTGACAGACTACTGGGTTCACTCGCAACTACGGAAGATGCGGAAGATAGGCATCAAGATCACGAAGGAACGCTTGAACGAGGTTTTGGATTCGGATTTTGTGCCTAAACACGACCCTATCAAGTCCTATTTCGAAGGTTTGCCAGAGTGGAAGGCTGGAGATCGCAATTTCATCCGTGATTATGTGCAACTTTTGCCACACGATGAAGATCTGGATGATGGGAAGCACAATTCAGCCGAAGTGCAGCACGCCATATTCGAAATGATTATTGAGAAGTGGCTTATCGGTGCCGTTGCAGGCGCTCTCGATCACAAGCCGAACCACATTATGCTCATTCTGCAGGGGGGACAGGGTATTGGTAAGACCACATATCTACGTCACCTCTGCCCTGTAGAACTTCGGCAGGATTACTACCATGAAGGTAGTATATCAGACGACAAAGACGTCAAACTGATAATAGCACGCTCGTTCATGGTCGTAGATGACGAACTCGAAAGCATGACCAAGAAACAGCATGAGTCCATCAAAGCCATCATAACATCTGACACCATGCGACTGCGATCGCCATACGATAAGTATGAGACCACATACGCCAGACGCTGCTCCTTTGCTGGATCTGTCAATAGACGCACCTTCTTGAACGACGAGACGGGATCACGTCGCTTTCCTGTTATCCCAGTGGGTGGCAATATCGACATTACTGGGATTCGGCAGTTTGACATCGACGGTCTGTGGTCTCAGGTTGTGGCTTACTATCGAGAAGGCAAACGCTACTGGTTCGACGATCGAGAGATCCAGAAGATCAACGACTGGAATAAGCACTTCGAGGTTCTGAGTCAGTATGACGACCTTGTGACTAAGTACGTCACCCATAAGCCTGCATCTCTGGGGGCACACGTGCCGTTCCTGACGACATCAGAGGTGGCCAGTCAATTAGCTAACCGTGTATATGACGAGGAGAAGGTCTCCCTCAACATCAACGACAAGTTCATCTACGGGCTCGGAAGGGCCTTAGCCAAGGCAAACATACCCCGCGTGGCTAAAAAGACCACCACGGGCACGCGAAGGGGCTATAACGTCATTATACAGGCAAAGAACACACAGCACAATCCATTTACACCTCATGAGGAGGAGTTCTGATGCTATTCACACGTGAAGAACTGGTCGAGATGGGACTTTTGCAGGAGGTTGCCAGTCCTAGGTTGTCAGGTTGCAACGTTGTTGCCAGTTCAAAATTGCAAGTGGCAACCGACTTATCTCTTTATATTATATATACTTACTTCTCTAGGTTGCTAGGTTGTAAGATAATATATAATCTAGTGGAAATAAATGTAAAAGGTAAATGTGAAACTGCAATTTTACCATGCAACCCTGACAACCTGACCCCCTCGGAAGTGCTGTTAAGTATTTGGGAGAAATACGACTTAGCGAGATTCTGCTCGGTTGCCACGGTTTCGGCAACCTTGCAACCTGACAACGTAGAAATAGCCGTTCAAGCCACAAAGAACAGCAACCTGTACGAACTTATACGGATGGACTGGGAGTTCTATAAACGCTTCGGTCACACTCCAGGCGATGCCTGGGATGGTGTGCTACCTGACGACGCCCCACCTATCCCACAATTTGAGACCACGGAAGCTAGGATAATACCAACACAGGAAGTGCTGGAATCCGCTGTAGTCGAACGCCAAAGAGTCAGGGCAGGGAAGACCATGCTGTCCCTGATGTATGAGAGCAACGTGCACGACTACACGTGGTTCGAAGGACACGATGGACAATGGCATTGTTTTAACCATAGGGGGCTGGTATGAGTGAAGAAAGGTACTTAGACGATCTCGACTGGGATGCTAAGGAACACGAGATGTTGGATAAGATAAGAGCCGAGAAGGCTGCTAAGTTGGCAAAACGCAAGGCTGGCAAGATTCCCGAGCGTGAAGTACAGAAGGCCATAGCATCACAACTCGAGATGCTAGGCTACATGGTCATAAGAGTGAATAGCAGCGTGCAGAACCTTGAACACGGCACGAGGCTGGCATCATACCGCGTGGTCAATATAAACGCGACCAGCGGCCATGCTGACCTTGCTGTCTATCGTGATGGCAGGGCGTGGATGTTGGAAGTCAAGACAGCGACAGGTCGCACCTCACCAAGCCAGCATAAGTTTAGTGACTGCTGCCTGCGTTATGGTGTCCCTTACGCTGTGGTGAGGTCGGTAGGTGAAGCCGTCGAATTTGTGAGAGATAACTAACAAAGGGGAAAGTATGTTATACGACCTTATACTAGCCGATGCCTGCAGTCTTCTCGGAGTTACTCCCGAAGAGGTATATGCCAACAACAGGAAAGCAGGGGCAGTGCGTGCTCGTTCGATCACATGGTATGTGCTGAGTAAGCACTACGGATGGAGTCTTACAACGATAGCACAGCACTCACGTAAACACCACAGCACTGTCTTGCATGGCATCCGTTCTATCGAGGATGGGATCTTGATGTACACGGACATCAGGTCAGTGGTCAGTCAGTTGCGTGGTGTGAACTATGCCCAGCTAGTGCATGGCCTGTGAATTGTGGATAAGTAAACAATTGTCAAGGATATCTTTACAACTGTGAATCTTACACCATCACAAGAGGCAGAACTAAAACGTCGCGCCCGTGCTATGCTAGGCTGGACAGCTCTGTCCAGGTGGTGCTCTGTTCTTCTCGGTCGTGACGTGCCAGTGTCTGAACTAAAGTCCGACTATGGTCTTATGATTGAGAACGAACGTAACGACGTAAGGTTCAACCTAGCACAGACACAGATCGAGAAGGCGCTATCAGGGGACAACACGATGCTGATCTGGTTAGGCAAGCAACACCTTGCACAGACGGACAAGGCAGCCACGGAAGTGTCAGGCAAGACCGATATACGGATCGTGCTGGCTCCAACACATGAAGAACCAAAGCAGATCGAGGACGCAGAGATTATAGCCATCGGGCCTAAACAATGATAACTATTGACGCACAACTACATGACGGCCAGAAGCTCATCCTGCGGAACAGGCGACGCTTCAACACCGTGGCATGTGGTCGTCGCTTTGGTAAGACTGTTATGGCAGAAGCCCTGCTCATTGAGTCTGCTATCATGGGCAGGCCGTGTGCTTACTTCGCACCAACGTATAAGATGCTATCGGATGTTTGGAAAGCGCTGAAGACAACGCTGCAGCCTATCATTACAAGTGTAAGTGAACAGGAGAAGAGGCTTACCATCGAGACGGGTGGTGTGATCGACTGCTGGTCATTAGATGCCTATGACAGCGTGCGAGGTCGTAAGTACGCACGGGTGGTATGTGATGAGGTGGCGATGGTTAGGAACTTCATGGACGCCTGGAACGAGGCGATCCGACCAACGCTAACAGATTACAAGGGCGACGGCTATTTCTTCTCGACACCGAAGGGCCGTAATGATTTCCACGCTATCTACGAACGTGCTAGGTTAGACGAGACTTATGCGTCCTTTCGGATGCCTACCAGTGTGAATCCTTATATAGCACAAGACGAGATCGAGGCGGCACGTCGCGAACTGCCGACGGTTGTGTTTAATCAGGAATACCTAGCCGAGTTCGTGGACGTGCAGGGCGCTTTGGTGAAACGTGAGATGATAACGTATGTAAACAGCGACCAGGTGCCTAGGGATCTCAAGATCGGGATGGGTGTAGACTTAGCGATCTCCAAATCAGACACGGCAGACTACACTGCCATCGCTGTTGTGGGCTATGACAAGGATTCAGGCCGTAGGTATGTGCTAGACATGTGGCGTGGTAAGGTGGGATTCCATGAGGTAGTCCAAGGCGTGCAGAGCCTAGCGAGCAAGTGGAACCCGTCACGGATCAACATCGAGGCCGTCCAATATCAGGTCGCTGTCGTGCAGGAACTACTCCGCAAGACATCCTTACCTGTCAAGGCTGTCAAGCCAGACCGTGATAAGGTAACACGCTTCCACGGCTTACTGGCAAGGTATGAGCAGCTGCTGGTCACACACGTGCGCGGGCTGGATCCATCATTCGAACAGGAACTACTTTCTTTCCCTGAGGGCAACCACGACGATATGGTGGATGCTCTCGTATACGCTGAGATGGCGGCTGTAAAGTCGCAAGGTGCTGGGGTGGTATTTTTATGAGACACGGAAGTTTATTTTCAGGCATAGGTGGTTTCGACCTTGCTGCGGAGTGGATGGGATGGAGTAATGTATTCCATTGTGAATGGGCAGAATTCCCACGTAAGATATTGCACCATTACTGGCCGAATGCGATAAGTTACCACGATGTTACACAAACGGAGTTCACAGCACATGCCGACCAAATCGACATCCTTACAGGCGGGTTCCCTTGTCAGCCGTACAGCGCGGCAGGCAAGCGCAAAGGGAAAGACGATGATCGTCACCTCTGGCCCCACATGCTACGAGCTATTCGAGAAATCAGACCTCGCTGCGTCGTGGGCGAAAATGTTTTCGGGCTTACTACTTGGAACGGGGGCGTGGTACTCGAAGAGGTGTCTGCTGAGCTGGAAGCTGAAGGTTACGCCGTACAACCGTTTATTATTCCAGCTGCAGCCGTCGGGGCTCCCCACAGAAGAGACAGGATCTGGATTGTTGCGTACTCCGTCAGCACAGGAACCAGGCATCAAGAACACCCGTCTTGTAACCAAGACTGGGGAACCTGCGGAAATAGGGAAAAGAGCTTACGACAAACACACGGGACGCCTAGCGCAAGTGGGGCTAACGCAACAAGTGCAAATGATGCGTTTGCTCCCTACTCCGAAAGCCTCGGATTTGGAAAGGGGCAACAGGAAGCTGGACGAGAACGGGCTGAACGTCAACAGCAAGGGAGTCAGGTACGGTGCAGCTCTGCCACAACTAGCCAAGAGTGGATTGCTACCGACACCGACATGCATGGATGCAACGAATGCAACGGCAACGATGAAGTCTACACAGGTCAAGGAAGGCAGCATGCACAGCGTGACGCTAAGCAGGCAGATAAGCAGGACTTCTGGTACAACTTCCCAACTCAACCCCCTGTTTGTGGCGGAGATGATGGGATTCCCACCGAACTGGACGGTATTACCATTCCAAAGTGGCGAAGAGAAAGCATAAAGGGCTACGGGAACGCAATCGTTCCACAGGTAGCATTTCAAATTTTCCAAGCAATAGAACAATATGAGCTTACTAACTAGAATAAAACAGTATATCTCACCATCGGGCGAGGTTGCACAGAACGACCTTCCTATGCCGCTCGAGGAGGTATGGACAAAGCACAGCTTCACACCAATAGTCAACTGGTCTGGAGCTTACAAGATGTGGAAGGCTAATCCTGTAGCACAGGCCTGCACTATCACGTACTCACTCATGATGCCCGAGGCACAGCTCGGTGTGGTCACTCCATCAGGTTACAGCTATGACGACCCTATCGTCACCATGCTCACACGTAACCAGTGGCGAGTGACTATGTCAGAGATCATGACCATCCTGTGCATCGGTGGCAATGCCTACGGCTACAAGCTGCGCAATGCCTCGGGTGCTGTGATAGGTATCAGGTGGTATTCAGATAAGCATTTCGCGCCTGTGAATGATGGATGGGGTGATGTCGATTATTATCACTACTACAACGGTGCTGTAACCTACTCCGTACCGAAGGAAGACGTCGTGCACATCGTGGGCTTCTGGTACGACCCCGAGAAGCCACTTGGTGGCGGCTCGCCTGTCGAGCTTGCTGCGCAGTCTATTGAGGGCTACAACGAAGCCAGTGCCACGGTGTTCAACATCCACAAGAACGACGCCATGCCCAAGACCATCGTGGTCTACGATGAGGAGCTGACACCAGAGCAGGTAAGCCTTGCCGAGCGTTCGTTCAAGCGCAAATATGGTGGAGACCGTCGCGGTTCCGTTGGTATCATGTGGGGCGTGAAGGACGTCAAGCGCCTAGCCCTCGACTGGAACGAGCTCGGTCTATCTGACACGTTCGGTCAGTACGAGACCCGTATCTGCGGTGCTTACAAGGTGCACCCTATTATCGCAGGGACTCATATGGGTCTGTCACAGAGTACCTACAGCAATTTCGAGCAGGCCTCTAAAGACTACACAAACATGGTGCGTGTTCCATTCTGGAATATGCTCGCTGACCAGATCAATGCACAGCTCGCCATCCCTGACTATGGTGTCGAGATCGGTTTCGACCTGTCCACAGTTCAGGCACTTGCTGGTGATGCTATTGCGACCGAGGCCGTGTCGACTCAAGATGCAAATGTGAACGGTGACAACTCCAGCGACGGAGGCGCTGTGCCTGTTGAGGCGCGTGGCTTTCGTGGTATCTCAACAAAAATCAGGAGTGGAGAGGAAGCCGTAATCGTAGACATCGACGATACACTGCTTACGAGCACAGGCAACCCAAAGCAGAACGTCATCGACTACGTCAATGCCAAGCACGCTGAGTACATGATACACATCGTGACCGGTCGCATGATTGACGACCGTGACCGCACTGTACGAGAGCTCGAGGATGCTGGCGTCAAATACGACGAGCTGCACCTTAACGACACAACAGCGCCCACGATAGTCTGGAAAGAATACAAAGCCAAGAAAATACAGGAGATGCATCCTGTAGATTTGGCTATTGACAATGACGAAGAGACCCGTGCCATGTACCGCAGCCTTGGTATTGATACGCTGAATCCATCAGACATACCAGAGATCGATAGCAAGCAATATGAAGGCATAGACTTTCTACCACCCAAGGGCGTCCGTGATGAGGCAGCCAAGGGCCTCGAGTGGCGTCGTGAGTATAACAGAGGCGGCACGGCTGTAGGTGTTGCCAGAGCTCGAGACCTCAGCAATGGACGTGCTATCTCGCCAGATACGGCGAGGCGCATGAACAGTTACTTTGCACGGCACGAGGTCGACAAGCAGGGCGAAGGGTGGTCACCAGGTCAGGAGGGATTTCCTTCTGCTGGTCGCATTGCATGGGCTCTGTGGGGTGGTGATGCTGGTCAGCGCTGGAGTGCCAAGCTAGTCGAGCAGATGAATGCTGAAGACGAGCAGAAGGCGCTGTTCAAGAGCGACGTGAAGTCATGGCTGCAACATCCAGACTCGCATGTTTATAGCAAGCAGTACGACGAGGCACTGAAGCCTTACGATGACCGCATAGCAAAATCATGGTCGATGGTAGCGATGGAGCTCGCCACCTACCTACGTGATACCAAATCGGCATGGGCTGTAGAAACAAAAGCCGAGGACTTCAGCGAGGACTTTTGGACTGAGAAGTTCCTGCGGGAAACCGAGACGGACAGGGAGGAGCTTGTCGAGCTGGTCATCAAGTTAGCCCAGGAGGAAGTGGACGCAGAGCCTGGAGACTTTGCCAAAGCTCGTGAGGCTGGAATCATTGAGTCATCTAACAAGATATCCGACAGCGTCCCAACACTCCGTGCGGACGTGCAAAAGGTTGTTCTCGAGAACCCTGGTATATCAGATGAGGAACTGAGCAAACTGCTATTC